ACAAATATGCTTTAGAGCGTTTTAACTTTGATGGTAATGATAAAATTATTTTAGTAGATAGAGTTAATGCACCTGTTGTATTTAACACATCTTTTACAGCTACAGACGTAAGTGAAAGTTCTGTATCAGGTGCTAAGCATGTAGTTGCTTATAAAGGTCATATGTTTTATTCTGGCATGTCAAGCACACCACAAGAAATAGTGTTTAGTCAACCTTTTGATGAAGATGCTTTTAGTAGTGGATCAGGTGCAGGTAGTATCAAAGTAGATGACATTATCACAGGACTAAAAACCTTCCGTGATACTATGTATATATTTTGTGAAAACAGAATTTTTAGTCTTACTGGTACTTCTTCTGCAAACTTTGCTATCACACCTGTTACAAGAGACATTGGTTGTATTAACGGTGACAGCATACAAGAATTTGCAGGTGATTTAATATTTCTTGGGCCAGATGGTTTACGTACTGTTGCAGGTACAGCTAGAATTGGTGACGTTGAACTTGGTACTATTAGTACTAATGTACAATCTATATTTGATGCAAACATTATTGACTCAGAATTATTTGACAGTATAGTTATACCTGATAAAACACAATACAGAATATTCTTTTGTAAAGATGGTACAAGTCAGGGATCTACACAGGGTATTATATGTGTAAAAAAAGGTCAAGGATTTGAGTTTTCTAAAATAAGAGGAATAAAACCTGCATCAACAGATACATTTATTAAAGCAGGTAACGTTAAAGTTTTACACGGTAGTTTTGATGGCTACGTATATACACAAGAAAAAGGTAATACCTTTGATGGCACAGCTATATTTGGTAAGTACCGTAGTCCTGACTTAACGTTTGATGACACAGGCATCAGAAAACATATGCAACGAGTAATCGTTAACTACAAACCTGAAGCAGGTATTGACGCAGACTTATTTGTAAAGTATGATTATGAAGAGAGTGAAGCATCAAGACCTGCTGCATATCCATTAGACTCTACTGATGTTGTTGCTATTTATGGAACATCTAAGTATAGCGAACCAACTTACGGTGGTGTATCTCAACCTTTAGTACGACAGGCAGTAGAAGGTTCAGGGTTTGCTGTAGCATTACGAGTAAACGATGGTGGTGAAACGTCACCCTATTCGTTAAAAGGATTTCAGTTAGAATATCAAACAGGAGCAAGAAGATAAATGGGCCAAACATACACTAGACAGTCATCGTATACAGATGGTGATGTTATTACAGCAGCACACACTAACGATGAATTTAACCAGTTACTAGCTGCTTTTGCTAGTAGCACAGGACATACACATGACGGTACAACTGCAGAAGGTGGGCCAATAACTAAGTTATTAGGCACATCTATTACTATTGGTGACGGCACTTCAGGTACAGATATAACTGTAACCTTTGATGGTGAAACAAATGATGGCACACTTAAATGGATGGAAGACGAAGATTACTTTGAGTTCTCTGACGATATACTTATAGCCTCCACAGAAAAGCTCCAGTTCCGTGATACAGCTATATACATTAACTCTTCAGCAGATGGTCAACTTGATCTTGTAGCAGATACAGAAATACAAATAGCAGCTACTACTGTAGACATAAATGGTGCAGTAGATATATCAGGTAACGCAACTGTAGGTGGCGTTGTATCTTTAGCAGATGGTTCAGCAGGATCTCCGTCATTAACAAATACTGGTGATACAAACGCAGGATTATTCTTTAGTGCTGCAGATACTCTTGCTTTTTCTGCAGGTGGTACATCACAGTTTACAATGGCAGATGGTGTTATTGCTCCTGTTACTGACAGTGATGTAGACTTAGGTACATCTAGCTTGTACTTTAAAAATGCTTATATAGATGCCATAACAACTACAGGAGATGTAGTCATAGGTGGTGTCACTACTTTTGCAGATGGCTCTGCAGGCGCACCATCTATTAGTAATACAGGTGATGCTAACAATGGTTTATTCTTTAGTGCCGCAGATGCTCTTACATATACTTCAGGCGGTACAGCCCAAGTAACTTTTGCAGATGGTGTAGTTAAACCTGTAACAGATAGTGATGTAGATTTAGGTACATCCAGTCTATACTTTAAAGATGCTTACATAGATAGCATTACAACTACAGGTAATATTACTTCAGGTGGTACAGTAGCAGGTGCAGCATTAGATATAGATGATGTTGTTATAAATGGCAGTACTATAGGACACACAGATGATACAGATCTAATTACTGTAGCTAGTGGTATTGCTACTGTTGCAGGTGAATTGTCTGTTACTACACTAGATATTGGCGGTACAAATATTACATCTACTGCTGCTGAATTAAATATATTAGACGGTGCAACTGTTACAGTTTCAGAAGTAAATATACTAGACGGTGATACATCAGCTTCTTCAGTTACAGTAGCTGACGCTGATAGAGTAGTATTAAACGATGGTGGTACGATGAAGCAGGTAGCTGTTACTTCACTAGCTGCTTACTTTGACGATGAAATAACTGCAATGCCTAATCTAGTTTCTGTAGGTGCATTAGATAGCGGTACTATTACATCAGGTTTTGGTAGTATAGATAACGGTTCAAGTACTGCAAACTTTGGTGCTACAACCGTAGATAGTTTAAGTGTATCAGATGGTAATATAACTAATGTAGGTGACATTGCTCTTGACTCTATTAGTGCAGATGGAACAGATATTAATATTCCAGCTACTGATAACTCAGCTACTGCTTTTACAATTAAACAAGGTTCGGATGCTTACTTTATTGTAGACACAGCAAACAGTAGTGAGTCTGTTTCTATTGGTACAGGAATATCAGGTACAGCAATTACACTAGGACACAGTACATCTGAGGTTACAGTAGCAGATAATCTTACAGTTACAGGTAACTTAACTGTATCAGGTACAACTACGCAAGTAGATACTGTAACTATGAATGCTCAGAATGCTGTTGTTTTTGAAGGTGCAACTGCAGACGATCACGAAACTACTCTTACAATAGTAGACCCTACAGCAGACAGAACAATTAATTTACCTAACGTATCAGGTACTTTACCAGTTTTAGCTGCAGCAAGCACAACTCAAATTAGTTCTACACCAGAAGAATTAAACATACTAGATGGTGCAACTGTTGTTGTAGGTGAAATTAATGCACTAGATTTAGGTAGTACTGCAGTAGGTAATGCTATTGCATCTAAAGCAGTTATACTAGATTCTAACAAAGACTATACAGGTATACGTAACTTTACAATTACTGGTGAGCTAGACGCAGCTACATTAGATATTAGTGGAGCTATTGATGTTGCAGGCACAACTAATTTAGATGTAGTAGATATTGACGGTGCTGTTGATATGGCAACTACTCTTGCTGTAGGCGGTGTCGTTACAGCCAACGCAGGTGTTGTAGTTGATAACATTACAATAGATGGTCAAGAGATTGATGTAAGTTCTGGCAACTTAACACTAGATGTTGCAGGATATTTAGACATTGATGTAGATAACGGCAGTGTTTACATTTCTGATGGCGGTACAACTTTTGCTAGACTATATAACGATAGTTCAAACTTACGTATTAAGTCAGAAGTTAACGATAAAGACATAGTCTTTCAAGGTGTTGATAACAGTTCAACTATTACAGCTCTTACTCTTGATATGTCAGAAGCAGGTGCGGCTACGTTTAACAATGCAATAACTTCAGGTGCAGTTATTACGTCTGGTGCAGGACTTGTTATAGCTAACGGTGGTACTATAGGTTCAGCCTCTGACACAGATGCTATTACTATAGCTTCAGGCGGTGGTGTAACATTTAGTCAAGGTGTAACTTCTACTGCTGCTGCTAATACATTAGGTGCTACATCATTTAATGATGCTAATATAACTAACGTAGGTAACATAGCACTGGATAGTATTACTGCAGATGGTAGCACAATTACTATAACTGGTAATACTACATTTGCTGATGGTGCATACGATTTTGACATTGCTTCCCATGACACATCAAATGGTCTTAAACTGGGTGGTACACTTGTTACTTC